GTTGCTTACTATGAGTGGAAGTTTGAATCTTGCCATAGATTTTGGAAGAATGAGTATTTAACCGAGATTAGAAAAGCAAGAGCCAAACTAAAGGAATACAAAGCCAAACACTATCCTGAAATGTTAAACCCATTACTAACCCAGCCAAAACCATTTATGCGAATGAGTGATTTTAGCGAAAACTTTGAAGAATATGCTAATTAATACCTGCTGCGGATATGAAAGCGAAATATCCTACGACCTATGTCCTGAATGCCACGAGCATTGCGATTGGGAAGATTTAGATGAAGATGAGTTGGAAGCTGACAGGCAAACCGAAAACCAAATAGAAGAAGAACAAATTAATAAACACCAAAACAAATAAAATGATAGTATTAAATCTAAAAAAAGAAGACATCAAATTTACCCAGCACAAAAACGGGAATCACTACGCTACAATAGTTGTAGAGAAAAAAAAGGATGTTGATAAATATGGCAATGACCATACAGTATATAACGGACAAACTGCAACTGAAAGGGCAGAAAAAGCCAAAAAGGAATATTGCGGAAATGGTAAAGAGTATGCGTATAAACCTGAAGCTAAAAAAGAGTTTGTAAACCAGCAAGAAATGGAGGATAATGATTTACCTGACTTTTTAAAATAACAAAATGAGCAAACCAATATTTATAGTTAGATTTCCTGATACTGCAACACACGAACATTTAAATCAAGCAGCAGAATCATTAGCTAGACAAGCACTTTATGAAAATTATCATTGTTTAGTTATTAGAGACCAATTTACAGGTGGTGAAATAAAATTTGAATGTTATAACGCACCACATACTGAAATGGAATTTAAAGAACTGCAAGAAAGAGTTTTAACATTATTAAACCAAAACCAATAACTATGAGCCAAAACAAACAAATTGCAGACTACCTAAATAAAGGTAAGAAGCTAACCCCAATTGATGCCTTAAACAAATTCGGATGCTTTAGATTAGCAGCACGAATAGCTGATTTAAGGAATGATGGAATGAATATTGTAACCAAAACAATCAAGCTGGAGAATAAGAAGCAGATTGCCCAATATTCAATTAAATGACACACGCATCATTATTTAGCGGAATAGGTGGGTTTGACTTGGCAGCCGAGTGGATGGGATGGGATAATATATTCCATTGCGAATGGAATCCATTTGGTCAAAAAGTTTTAGCCCACCATTTCCCAAATTCAAAATCTTACAATGACATCACAAAAACAAACTTCACTATTCACGAAGGAACAATTGATGTACTATCAGGAGGATTCCCTTGTCAACCATACTCAAGTGCAGGAAAGCGACTTGGGAAAGCCGATGAAAGACATCTCTTTCCACATATGTTACGATGCATTAAAGAGGTCAAACCCAAATGGGTTATTGGCGAAAATGTTCGTGGACTTGTTAGTTGGAATGGGGGAATGGTATTCAACGAAGTGTGCGATGACTTGGAAAGGCAAGGCTATGAAGTCCAAACGTTTCTTATTCCAGCTGCAGGTGTCGGAGCTAGACATCAAAGACAAAGAATTTGGTTTATTGCCAACTCCAAATGCTCAAGATTGGAATACGGGAGTAAAAATAGAAACATATCAAAAAAGGAAACAAAAACATTTACTAAAAGGAGTAGTGCTTCAAAAAAGTTTGAGACAAATGGCAGCAGATTTGACAAAAGTTGGACAATCAACGAGAAAACTGAAAGTATCATTTGTAGAGGAAATGATGGGTTTCCCTATAAATTGGACAGTATTACCTTTCCTAAATGGCGAAATGAATCAATCAAAGCCTACGGAAACGCAGTAGTGCCACAGGTTGCTTATGAGATTTTTAAAGCCATACAAAGTTTTGAGGATATGGTAAATGTTTAGTATTTTTGTTTAAGAATGTTGCAGATTCTATTGTAAACTTATTGCCCAAAGATGCGTTGGTACTGCAACTACCAGCAATTCCGAGGGCTTTTTTATTTATGAAAAGTAATACATATTATTTCAGCCACGATTATAACGCTGCAAATGATACAAAAGTCCTTTTTTTAAGGCATCAATTAGGAATGGAAGGCTATGGTATTTATTGGTATTTAATTGAACAATTAGCTAACGCTGGAGGCAAATTACCCCTTGAACTTATCCCTGTACTTGCTATGCAAATGCACTGCCCTGATGTAAAAGTTAATGGTGTATTAATGAATTTTGGCTTATTTACAATTGAATCAGGTGAGTTTTGGTCGGAAAGATTATCGCATCATTTAGAATTACGTTTAAAATTAAGCGAAAGTGGTAAAGCAGGTGCAAATAATAGGTGGGGTAATAGGGTGGCTATTGGGGAGGCTAATGCAAAGGAAAGTAAAGTAAATGAAATAAAAGGAAAGGAAATTAAAGTAAAACAAACTAAAGTAAAGGTTTTACCCATACTTTTTAGGGATAGTATTTACAATGATATAAAAGTTTTTAGTGAAGCATTTTTGGGAACTCAATACGAAGGTGCTAACTTTAATTTTTACTATGAGAAAGTTAAGAATTGGTCTGATTCTAAAAACAACAAAAAAATAGATTGGATAGCCACCGCTAAAAATTGGATGGCAGATGATATGGCAAATAATAAATTTATAGATATAAACTTTAACCCAAATGCAAAACGAATTAATACAAATCAGCAACTCTCTTATGCCGAGCGTGAAGCTGAAAGAAGAAATAGCTTGTAAATTAACCGATAAATACGAAGTTAAAATTTATGAGGCAATCAATTCAATGTCTATTGCAAAATGCTCAAGAATAGAAGTAAAAGAGGTATTAAAAACCTGTTTACAATTAAGCGGAACACAAACACCAGCAATGGATGACTTTGACTTTATAGTTGATTTCGTACTTGATAACTACGGAATATTTAAACTAAAAGAATTAAAAACTGCATTTGAAATGATGGCAGCAGATAAGCTATCAGTTGAAAAACATATCATATTTAACCCCAAGTTAATAGGGGAAGTAATGTCTGCCTACAAAAAAATAGCAGTACAGGTAAGGCAAAAGACACAAATAAACGAAATAAACGAAACACCAATGCAAATAGATGAAGAACAAGCCATCAAAGATGAGCAAGATTATTGGAACAAATCCGAGCAAAAGAATTGGCGGTTTTTAAACCATCAAGTATTTGACTATCTATGGAAGCGTAAACAAATTAAAATATCAAAGGAACAAGCTGACACAATAAAAGCCAAAGTAAGGGCAGTATTTTTAGCACAATCAAAGAAACCTGATGATATGCTAATTGATGAGGAAACAATGAGGCAGCAATGTAAAAAATATTCATTAATGATGCACTTTAATAACCAGCTATGAAAACTTATGTAGATAGGGAGGTTTTACTTCAGGTAAAAAGAATATATAGCCAAGATGAAATAATTGCTGATTTACATAGACAACTAAAAGAATATGGATTTAAAGTTGGTATTTTAGAAAGTCAAATAGCAGAACTTGAAGATGAAAATAAAGCACTGCGTAAAAATGGAGTACTTAATAAGCAAGATGAATATGTAAAAAACTTAAAAGGGACTATAAAACAATTACTTAAAGCTAAACAAAAATATAAAGCTGAATCAGAAAGGTGGATGGGAAAATTTTATACACAATATCCAAAAAGCAAATTGGAAATATAATTCTAATTACTATAAAACAACTAATTAAAAAACAAATATTTAATCAAATTAGAAATATAATTCCAATTATATATATTTTAAATTTAGTACTTATACTTAAGATTAATTAATTAAATTAAATCAATTTTACATTATTAAACCAAAAAAATAACCTATGAAAACAGCAATGCAAGAATTAATGGACAAAGTTCAGAGTATAAATGAACGATATAAATTGAAAGAAGACGCTAATTGGCTTATGAATGAAATAATTGATTTAATAGAAAATTCATTTGAAAAAGAAAAAGAACAATTAGAAGAATTAAGAGATAAGATAGAAGCATTAGAATATGAATTAAAGGAAGAACGTAATTTTTAACCAAAACAAATAACCTATGAAATTAAAAGATGTAAAAACAATAAATCAAGCACAATATTTTGTTGAAGGATTAATTAATGATTTTGAAGGAGGTATTTTAAATAAAGAAAAAGTATTGGAAGAATTAGGTAAATATACAGCTCATTGTATGAAAATATGGCAAGATAATGTTATAGCAAACCCAAGTTTATTAGGACTAAAAAAAGATAACCAAAACAAATAACCTATGACACCACAACAAAAAGCACAAAAGATTTATAATAAATTAGTCGTTCATATTCAGCGTTATGATGAGTATGTTGATGATAGAAGTAAATTTAAGACTATTCAATGTGCATTAATAGCAGTTGATGAAATAATAAAAGCAGGTAAAGATGTTGATGAGTTTGCAGATTCATATTGGTATGAAGTTAAAAAAGAAATTGAAAACCTATAACCTATGAAAGAACTATTTAAACTGACAATTGAGTTTGCAAGGATATTTATAGGCTTTATTGTTGCCATAATGATACTTGGAACATTTGACATTTACTACGAAATAAAAAGACTATTTAGATGAATGGACAATTTAACAGCCAACCAGTGAGAATGATATACCTAGACAACAAAGAAGAAACCATATTTAAATCCATATCCTACGCTAAAAGAATAACAGGAATAAATGAATATCAAATCAAACAATCCTTAAACCCAGTTAATAAGAAACGATTTAATCACAATGACCGAATAGTTGTTTTTCGTACTATAAAACCCTAAATATGAAAATTATAAAAGATTATCCAAATTATGCAGTTTCAAAAGATGGTAATGTATATAATATTAAAACAAATAGGTGTTTGAAAAAAGTTAAAATATCTTCAGGTTACCATCAAGTTTATTTATATAAAAACAAGATAAGTAAATCATTATTAGTTCATAGATTAATAGCAATCAATTATTTGCCAAATGAATTTAATAAATGTGATGTAAATCATATTAACGGAATAAAAACTGACAATAGACTAGACAATCTTGAATGGGTAACAAGAAGTGAAAATCTATTGCATTCATTTAAATTAGGAATGTCCAAAGTAAATGAAAAAAATAAAGCAAGATTTTTAAAAATGATAAAAGAAAGGGTATTTTCAAAAAATATAATATTAAATGTTGAAAATGGTATTTTTTACAATACAATAAAAGAAATTTCAATTATATATGGGTTAAATTACCATACAATAAAAAATAAATTAAACGGATATTGTATTAATAATACAAATTTTATAAAAATTTAATATTAGTTTTGCATTATGGCTTTAACACCACTTCCTAAATTACTAGAGAAAACGCAAAAAATTGTCAATTCATATATCCGTAAAAGGGATGAAGGATTGCCTTGTATCAGTTGCGGAAGTAACAATGGTAATCAAGCTGGACATTATTTTGCCGTGAAAGGACATTCTGCTTTAAGATTTAACGAATGGAATATACACCTTCAATGTGCTGGATGCAATATGTACAAGCACGGGAATCAAGCAATGTATCGTATTGGATTAGTTGAAAAGATAGGAGAAAAGGCGGTAAATGGACTTGAAACTATTGCAACTAAAGTAAAAGTTTATAAATGGTCAAGGACTGAATTAAATGAACTAATAGAAAAATATAAGTAATGGCGAAACTAAACGCAGCTGGTAAAGTAAACTTTGGCACAAGAAAAAAAGGTAAGTACAAAAAAAGTAACGGACCGAAAGACAAACCAACAAAACCATACAATAGACAAGGATAATGAAAGATACATTTTGTAAAAGAGAATACAAGTGCAAATGTGGAATTACCACCGATTATATATGGGAATCACAATTGCCAAAACACGAAGTAAAATGTGTCCAATGTGCGAAGTTGTTAGGATTTAAAGACCTAAATAAAAAAGAAATGCTACAAACACCATCCATTAGAACACCAACAAAAAACCGATAATGTTAATAAACGAAATAAAACCAAACCCAAGCAATCCTAGAATTTGCAGAGATGCTAAATTCAAATTATTGGTTAAGTCAATTCAGGAGTTTCCTGAAATGTTAGGTTTGCGACCAATAGTTATTGATGAGAAAAATGTCATTTTAGGTGGTAATCAAAGGTATCGTGCTTGTATAGAAGCTGGTCTTACCGATGTTCCTGTTATTCACGCTAACAACTTAACCGAAGAACAAAAGAAGCAATTTATTGTTCGTGATAATGTTAGCACAGGCGATTGGGATTTTGATTTATTGGCAAACGAATGGAATATACAAGACCTTGATAATTGGGGATTAGATATACCAGCATTCGCAAATGATATAGAACAACCAAAGGACAATGCCATCGGAGGTACGACTTGTCCAAATTGTGGTGTAACTTTGTAAGAATCGTGAAACAATCGTGAGATTATGGCAAATGAACAAAACTTAACCCCATTCCCAAAAGGGAACAATGCAAACCCTAATGGCAGACCTAAAGGAGTTCCTAATTCAAGAACTCGTTTACTGCGTTTACTTGAACTTGTTACCAAAGTGCGTAACCCTGTTACAGGCGAAGATGAGGAGTTTACAATAGCTGAACAGTTAGATATGAAGATAATTGCAAAAGCAATGAAATCCGATTTAAAGGCTTATCAGGAAATCCTTGATAGATTAGAAGGCAGAGCAAAACAAACAACCGACATAAACGCAAACATTCAAGGTAGCGTTCAAATAGTAATACAAGAAGATGACCGATGCAAACCAATTGAAGATTAATGCAACACCTGTATTCTTTGCCAACAAAAGAGCATACGAAGGCAGCTATCCTGTCATTTGCAATGAAGGTGGCACAAGGAGTTCAAAGTCTTATTCCATTGTTCAGTTACTGATTGAGATAGCCTACAACAATCCAAAGACTAGGATTTCAATAGTATCGCATTCCCTTCCACATATTAAACGAGGTGTTTATAGGGATTTTAAATCTATAATGGAGAATTGGGGTTTATGGCAAGACAATGACTTTAGCTTTTCCGATTTTATATACACTTATCCCAATGGGTCTTACATTGAACTGTTTGGATTAGAAGATGAAAGCAAGGCAAGAGGACCAGCAAGGGATGTGCTATTTATAAACGAAGCTAACTTAATCAAAAGAACTTTATACGACCAATTACTAATGCGAACCACAGGAAAGGTGTTTCTTGATTGGAATCCTGCTGACTTTATCAATTGGGTTTATGAAATAGCTGACAACCCTGAAAACAAACGCATTCATTCTACCTACCTAAATAACATCCCAAACCTATCGGAATCACAAATAAAAAACATTGAGCAGTATAAAAACCTACCTGATGACTTTATGTGGAAGGTTTACGGATTAGGAGAACGAGGTGCAGCAAAAGAACTTATTTACACCCAATGGAAACAATACGACACCGCACCTGAAGGAGATGTATTTTATGGGCTTGACTTTGGGTATGTGCATCCAGCTGCACTAATAAAGGTTACCCATCACGAAGGAGAAAACTATTTTGAGGAAATCATTTATCAAAGTGGACTTACGTTATCCGACCTTACAAGATTGATAAAAGAAAAAGTGCCTGAACGAGCAACCATCTACGCAGATGCAGCCGAACCCAAATCAATAGAGGAACTTTACCGACAAGGATTTAATATTAAACCTGCTCAAAAAGATGTATGGGCAGGAATAGTAAAGATGAAATCTTATCCTATTAACATTCACTTTCATAGTCAAAATCTTAAAAGGGAATTTATGTCTTACAAATGGAAAAAGGATAAAAACGATAATGTTATTGAAGAACCTGTTAAAGCAAATGATGATGCTTTAGATGCTTCAAGGTATGCAGTATTTACGCATTTAACCAAGATGCGATTTGAAGTAAGTGTATTTTAGTGTAATTATATTATCTTTGTTTAAATTCTAATAATATGGGTTTATTTGACTTCTTCACTAAAAAGAAGATTAACACACTATTTCCAACAATTCCAATGAACTCCCAAATAGCAATTGAAAGGGGTATAGTTACTTGGCAAGGAGCAGACCAAAGAAGTTTTGTTGATGATGGATATGTAGCAAACGATATAGTTTACTCAATCATTAAACTAATTACCGACAAAGCGAAAATTGCACCATTCCACGTTTACAAGGTTGTAGATGAAAAGGCTGCAAAGAAATACAAATCTTTAGCTGCACAAAAAGACATCAACCTAAAAGAACTTGAGCAATTACACAAAAAGGCATACGAACTTTATACAGGAGACCAACGCTTAAACGAGTTGCTAAAATATCCTAATGAAGAAGATTGCTGGAGTGATTTAGTTGAACAATGGTGCGGTTTTAAATTGATAACAGGTAACTCTTTTATTTATGGCAAACTTATTGAAGCTGGGAATAATCAAGGAAAACCATTTGAACTATTTGCTTTACCTAGTCAGTATATGGCTATCATTGCAAATATCAATGTGTTCCCCCCAACAAGAGCTGGGTATCAACTTTATTACGGACAAATGTGGTCATTTGATACAAAAGAAATCTTACACGATAAATATTTTAATCCGCAATGGGGTGTAACTGCTGGACAGCTTTATGGGCAAAGTCCCCTACGAGCAGCAGCCAAAAACTTAACTAGAAGTAACGAAGCTAAAACCGCTGCGGTTGCATCATTCCAAAATGGTGGACCTGCTGGAGTTTTATTTATGAACGATGAAAGGTTTGACCCTACAAGTGGACAAGCACAGGCACAAGCACTTAAAACCGCAGTAAGTCAAAAGGGTGGTGCAGCTAACTTTAACTCAATTGCAGTATCAGGTTATAAAGTAGATTGGAAACAAATCGGTTTAAGCCCTGTGGAACTTAATATCATTGAATCGGAAAAATGGGATTTAAAAGCACTTTGTAATATCTACGGAGTACCTAGTCAACTTTTAAACGATAGCGATTCAAAGACCTATAACAATCAAAGAGAAGGGGAAAAGGCATTAACGCTTCGTTGTGCCATCCCATTACTTAACGCATTAACTGAAAACCTTAATAGGAAACTACACACCGATTGGGGTTATAAAGGAACAAATCTTTATGTTGATTATGACATTTCAATTTACGGAGAATTAGAAGCAAATAAAGCCGAGCAAACTGCGTGGTTAAATACTGCGTGGTGGATAAGCCCTAAACAAAAGTTAGATATAATGAATATTGAAGTGCCTGATTATATTCCTACTGAAGAATTGGAGAAACTTTATATCCCAACAGGATTGCAAACTATTGACCAATTCCAACCTTTGAATATTCCTGATAACCTAAATCCATAAAATGATTTGGCAAGATTATAAAAAATTATATGCCAACGCATTAAAGCAATACTCACCGAAGTTCAAAAAAGAACTACAAAATCAGGTGAACACCTATTGTCGTACATTAGACTATAACGCAATTAGCGATAAAGCCATTAAAAAGACTATACAAAAGCTACATTTGGCTATGGGTGTAAAGATGGCTCAAATATCAAGTAAAGTCGTTAAAAGGTCTGTAAAGGGCATTTACGAGGCATTGGAGGTTAAATCAGCGGAGACCGATTTATTTGCATATGTTATCCTTCAATATTTAGAACGCAAAGGATTAAGCGAAACGGCTGCTGAAATAACGGAAACAACAAAAGAGCAAATTAGAAGATTTTTAATACAATCAGCAGAAGAAAACTTAACACTTCCTGAATCAATTAAATTGTTAAGAACGGCTGATATAACCGCTTATCGTGCTGAAATGATTGCTAGAACCGAAACAGGTAGGGCTGCCAATATAGGCTCAATGGTTGGTGCGGTAAGTACAGGATTAGTAACAATGAAAGAATGGATTGCATCAAAGGATGCTAGAACAAGAAGATTGCCACAAGACCAATTTGACCATTATCATATGGACGGAAAGAAAGTTGAAATGGATGAATACTTTGAGGTAAAAAGTAAAAAAGGATTCAATGAAGCAATGTTGCACCCTTGCGACCCAAGTGGAAGTGCTGGAGATGTAATAAACTGCCGATGCACTATTGGATTTGAGGCACAAAGAGATTCTAAAGGGAAACTAAAAACCTATCAATCGCATCCGCCAAAAGGAGATGTTGGCTATATGCACAATCTTTTAAGTGATAGGTATCTTATGGATATTACACAATTAATTGCACAATCATTAGGATAATAAAAAAAAATATAACTTTGTAAATATGAAAACTTACGCATCAAAAGATTTAATTGTTGAAAAACAAGATATCGGCTACGAAGTAATGGATGTAGATACCGAACAACGCAGAGTTAAAGCGGTTTGGGCAAGGACAGGTAATGTAGATTTAGACAATGATATTATCGTTCCTGAAGCATTCACAAAGACTTTAAGCGAAAGAGGTCCAGCAGGTAAAAACTTAATATGGTCTTTAGTTGACCATTGTGCTGAAATGGAAGCGGTAATTGGTAAGCCTGAACAATTATATGTTGAAGGTGATATGCTTATTGCAATTACTCCAATAGTAATGACCGAAACAGGTGAAGATATAATGAAGATGTACGATGCAGGTTTAATCAATCAGCATTCAATTGGATTTACTACAATAAATTCAAGCGTAGGTAAGGATGGAGTAAGAACAATTACTGAACTTAAACTTTATGAAGGTAGTGCGGTATTATGGGCAGCAAACCCTGAAACACCAACCATTTCAGTAAAGAGTGAAGTAAAGAAAGAACAATTAGCAAACAGGCTAGAAAAACTCTTGAAAGCGTTTAAAGGCGGTAAATTTACCGATGAAACTTTTGCGTTGATGGAGATTGAAATAAAAAGGATTCAAGCGGATTTATTGGAGATTGAAATCGTTAAAGAAATCACTGCGGTCGCAGAAGCACCCCAGCCGATAATTGAGGAAATCAAAAACAATGATGCTGAAATCTTGAAGGCAATTAAAGAATTTAATAAAATACTAAAAAAGTAAAAATGGAACAAGTAATTAACGAAATGGCTGATAACCTTAAAGGTTTTCAAGCTAGTATTGAAGCGAAGTTGGAAGCAACAAACGCTGAAATCCGTGTAGTAAAAGATGAAGCACAAAAACAATTTGATGCTCAAGCTGCTGCACAAAAGAAAAACGCATCTAAACAAGTAAAGTTTTTAGATGAGGCTATCATTGAAAAATTAGATGGCAAATTGGATGAAATGGAAAAATCAATGAAATCAAATGGTAAATTCCGTTTAGATTTACGTGATGTTAAGTCAATGACTTTAGGTAATGCTTTAACAGGAGATGCTCAAGCATCTTATGCTATTAATGCTTCAGTTTTACCTAGTCAAGCAATTAACTTCCGTGATTTAGTTCCAACAGTAAGAAGCGAAAGTGGTTTGTATGTATTCTACAAAGAGACTGCAACAACTAACAACATTGCTGCACAAACTGAAGGTTCTAACAAAGGTGAGAATAACTACGCATTAAGCGAGGTTAAAGTGGTTAATGATTACATCGCTGGTTTCTCTACATTCTCAAAACAAATGGCTAAAAGTTTGCCTTTCTTAAGCACAACTTTACCAAGAATGTTGACTAGAGATTTCTTCAAAGCTGAAAACGCTGCTTTCTTTGCAACTGTTTCTGCTGCTGCAACAGGTTCTACAACAACTGCTGAAACTACCGATTTAAAGCAATTAGTTGATTATATCGGCAACCAAAAGACTGCAAACTTTGTATCTTCAGTTGCTTTAGTAAGCCCTAAACAATTAGGTCGTTTATTAAAAGATACAATCGCTGCTGGTTACTACGCAGGTTCAGGTTCAGTTATCGTTAATCCTAATGGTGGTATGACAATATGGGGAACTCCTGTAATTGCTGCATCTTGGGTTACTGATGATAAAGTTCTTATCTTGGATAGCAACTTTTGTGAGCGTATTGAAGTTGAAGGATTAGCTATTGAGTTTTCTTATGAGAACGCATCTAACTTCCAACAAAATATGGTTACTGCAAGAATTGAGTGTTATGAGGACATCAACTTGATGCAACCAACTTCTGCAATCTACGCTTCAATCAATGCTTAATTGATTATAGAATAGAAAATAAAGACCCCATCTTAATCGGTGGGGTTTTTTATTATATTTATTGTAAATTTGTAAAAAAGATGTATGTCATATAATAATTTTATCATTGATTTTACTTTGACCGACATAGGTACAGTTGTTGAGCCTGTTACATTAGCAGAGGCAAAATTGTATTGTAGGGTAACAACTTCGGTTGATGATAACCAAATTACCTTGATGATTAAACAAGCAAGGGAAGCGGTTGAAGTAGGTACAGGATTGAGTTTAATACCTAAAACTGCGGTTGTATGGTTTACAAATTGGGATGGTAATTTCCAGCTTCCTTATGGTCCGATGAGTAGTTTTACATCTTTAATAGACCAAAACGGAGACACTATTGTTGCTGCTGATTACACTTTAGTAGGTGGTAAGTTCCCACAATTACAAAGACCGCAATTTGAAAACCTAAAGGCTACTTATGTGGTAGGTTACGCAACTATTCCGAACGATTTAAAGATTGCGATTTTAGACCAAGTTAGCTACGACTACGAAAATAGAGGATTGGATAGTGATACAGGTATTTGTGAAAAGACTTGGAAAGCCTGTCAACGCTGGACAAGAATAAGCCCAATATTATGAGGATAGGAAGCAAAAAGGCAAACTATGTTGATGCCAACACAATGTACTCGGA